AGGTTGAGCGACACCGTCTCCGTCGCCTCGAGCTTGACAGACTCATCATCCTCATCATCGTCAAACTCTGAATCATTGAGCGTCGCGTCCTCACCCAGCGCGATGGCCGGAGGCTCGTCATCCGAGTCCTCGTCCTCCTCATCTTCACTATCGAACTGCACATTCTTCGGCGGCTCAGGAGCGGTCTCGACCAGGGCGGGCTTCGGGGCCGCAGGCGCAGGTGCCGTGGGCGCAGGTGCATTCGGCGCAGCGTCCGCAGGCGTCTCCTCGACCGGTGCAGCCGTGCCACCTCCCGTCTGGAAGTAGGCCTTGCTGATATCCTTCCAAGGGATAAAGCTGTCGATAACCTCATTCATCGAGTCGCTGATCAGACTCTCGATCTCGCGACGATTGCGCGCCTGCTGCTCGGATGACACGCCCACCGTCTTGAACAGATAGGCCGAGCTCCAGGACTGACGAGCCGACTGCTTGTACAGCTGGTGAACGAAGGTCTCGATCGACGGACGCTTGAAATCGATCTCGACGTGCGCCTTCTCCACCTGCTGAAGAGTCGCAAAGGCCCGGATGTAGCTGACGAACACACCCAGCAGAAGATCCTCCATGTACTCGCACTTGGACGCCGTGGCGATACGCTTAACCTCCTTGTCCAGCGTCTCGGGGCTCCACTTGGGAATCTGCGTCAACAGATTCTGAAAGGTCTTCAGGATCTGATCGGTCTGTCCATTCCGATCGCAGGCCGCCTTGGCCGCGTCGTAGACACTCCAGAGACCATCGGCTACATGCGGGACGAGCACGCGAGACAGGTTCTCGCGAAGAGTGGACTTCACAAACTCAGTGCTCATTTGTTTACAGACGAGTCAATGAGTTTCACTAAACCGACGCAGATGCCGAAGTTTGTCCTTGTTCTTATGATTCGCAACGAGGAGAAGATCCTTCTGCGTTGCCTGGAGGCGGCCGCGGCTATCGCGGATGCCTTCTGTATCTGCGACACGGGATCGACTGACGCCTCCTGCGAGATCGCAACTGAGTTTCTCAAGACTCACGATGGATGTCTGACGCACGAGCCGTGGAAGGATTTCGGATACAATCGCACGGTGAGCTTTCGGAACGCACAGACGTACTTGTCGAAGACGGGCTGGGATCTGCCAAATACATATGGCCTGCTGCTTGACGCAGACATGGTCTTTGTCCAGGGATCTCTGAAGACCCAGCCACTTGATCACGAGGGATACACGATCGTTCAGAAGGCAGGAGCTCTGGAGTACCCGAACACTCGCCTGGTTCGCATGGATTATGCGTGGTCGTGTCGTGGTGTCACCCACGAGTACTGGGACGGACCCACCAAGGCTCTTCCGACGTCCGTGTGTTTCATCGATGATCGCAACGATGGTGGCTGCAAGTCCGATAAGTTCGAGCGTGATCTGCGACTCCTGGAACAGGGACTGATTGACGAGCCAACGAATGGGCGGTACATGTTCTACCTGGCGCAGACCTACAACGGCGTAGGAAAGCTCAAGGAGTGTATTGCGATGTACAAGAAGCGGATTGCGATTGGTGGATGGGAGGAGGAGCTGTGGTACAGCCACTACATGATCGGCAAGTCGTGGCTAGCCCTGAAGAACATCCCCAAGTTCGAGCAGTGGATGCTCATGGCCTACGCCCGCCGGCCTACGCGCGCTGAACCCATCTACCAGCTCGCCAAGTATTTCCGCGAGAATTCGCAGCATCACAAGGCCTACCACTACACGCAGATCGGGCTTGGGATTCCACTGTCTGATGACATGCTCTTCGTTGAGACCGACGTCTACACGGGTCTGTTCGAGTACGAGGCGACGATCCTGTTGTATTATATCGGGCAGAACGCACGCGGTCTCAATACCTCGGTCAAGTACATGCTGTCAGATCGCCCCCATCACGATAGCGTGTACAGCAACCTGCCCTACTACATCAAGGCGCTTGAATATCCCTCGAAGGCCCATCCGATTCCCCGCGATGTCTTTGGAGAGGATTATCATCCCACGTCGGTATCGGTGTTTACCCATGAGGGCAAGGTGGTTCACAATGTTCGCTTTGTCAACTATGTGATTCAGCCGCAGACGGGAAGCTATCTCATGAAGGAAGATGGGGTTGTACGCGAGAACTCGACCGTCCGCACCCAGAACGCCTTCTATAACCCGGCGACGGGTGAGATTGTCAAGATGCGCGATGACTCGGTTCAGCTGGCTCGCAAGCCGGGGGCGCACATTGTGGGCTTGGAGGACGTGCGCGTCTATCGTTCGAAGGACGGCACCTTGTGTTGCACGGCCACGACGTGGGAGTACACGGACAAGATTCGTATCTTCCAGGCCAGATACAACCCTGTACAGGGCTTGTATTCAGACTGTCGTATTCTCGACTCGCCGGGGAATCAGGAGTGCGAGAAGAACTGGCTGGCGATTGATGGGACGGATCATATCATTTATGGGTGGAATCCTCTTCGTGTGGGAACGATCCACAATACGGAGCTCGTGATTCACACGGAGCACAAGACCCCCTGGTACTTTACGCATTTCCGAGGATCGGCTGTGGCGTTTCAGCCGCCGCAGTATCCGGGCGAGACGTGGGCTCTGGTTCACACCGTCGAGTATTGTCAGCCACGCAAGTACTTCCATCTCTTTGTGCGCCTAGGCCCCGACTTCAAGCCAAAAATGATTAGTCGCCCCTTTGTGTTCCGGGCAAAGACGATCGAGTATTGTATTGGCTGCGTGCCGGATCCGGCCTTCACGACACTCACGTGCGTCTTCTCAACGATGGATGACAACCCTCGCATCATGGAGATCCCGGTAGAGGATCTGGACTGGATTCAGACGTAGAGGTGCTTCCACGACTCATTAACGCCCGTCGCCGTATCCTTAAGGATGTGCCGGGCCGTCTCCACATCAATCTTACAGGGCAGCGCGATCTTCTTGTAGAAGACATACTCCTTCGCGGTCGCCTCGTCGGCGATGCGGAGAAGATTGATCCGCGTCACCAGCGACTCGGCGGAACGGATCAGAGTGCGCACACCCTCCTCCTCCTTACTAAACTCCTCAATCAAGTACGACACCGCCTCATCTGTCAGGGTCAACTGATCCGTCAGCTGAATGCGGTCCAGAATCTGCGGCCACACATACTTGGTGAGGATGTTCTTCTTGTCCTCGCAGTTGTATCCCGCACACGTGATCACCTGCATACGGTCCTTCAGGATCGGGTGGACCTTCGACTCATCGTTAAACGAGAACACGAACAGACACTGGCTCAGATCAAAGTCGACTCCGGCAAAGTAGCGATCGTGGAACTGGCTGTTCTGCGAACGGTCTGTCAGGTGAATCAGCATGCTGATAATCTCGTCGCCATGCGAGGTCGTCGACACCTTATCGAGCTCGTCAAAGTACAGAACCGGGTTCATGCACCGAGCCGTCATGAGCGCGTCGGCGATGCGACCACACATGGATCCCTCGTAGGTGAAGGAGTGTCCGACAAAGTTCGCGGAATCCGAGGCGCCGCCCAGCGAGAAGAACTCAAAGGGACGCTGGAGCACAGTCGCAACACCGTTCTTTGCGAAGGATGTCTTGCCCACACCCATCGGACCCTTGAGTGCGATCACATTGCCAGCCGAGCGCGGATTCGAGATCCACTGTGCCAGAGTCTGCATGATCTGCGTCTTGGCCGTCTGCATTCCGTACACGGCCTTATCGAGTGTGGACCGCGACTCAGAGAGGAATTTGGCACAGGGCTCTACGCCATCCGTGAGCTTCACCGGTAGAGGCACCATCTTGCCAAACGGAATGCGCAGGAAGGCCTCGACCCAGGTGCGCAACTTGTAGCCCTCCGACCCCTCCATCTCGTTGAGGTTATCCACCTTCTTGATCACCGCCGCCTTCAGGGAATCCGAGATAGGAAGCGCCAGTACGCGGAACTTGAAGGGCACATCACCCTCGTTGACGAGACCCGAGATGCGCTTCATCTGCTCGTTCAGCTTGCGGCGCTTGGACTTGGAGAGATCCTCAAAGTACTCCTCCTCGTCCTCATTGAGATCGATGGCCGGCGACTCGGGCTCGGGCTCGACCTTCCGACCACGCTGCATCTTCTTACCGCGCTTGGTCTCGTTGACGTACTTGTTCATCATGTGGGCGATGAACTCGTCCTCCTCCTCTTCCTCCTCCTCTTCCTCGGACTCAGACTCCTCGACGACAACCTTGGTCTTCGGATTCACGACGGCGTGGATGTGGAGCTTGACACTCACCTTGGTGCCCTTGGGAAGATTGATAACGGGAGCCTCGTCGTCTTCCTCGACGTCGTCCTCGTCCTCGTCCTCCTCCTCCTCCTCAGTTTCTGTCTCATCCGCCTCAGGCTCGTAGTCCTCGTCCTCCTCCTCCGACGACGTCTCCGACTCCGGATCGGGCTTCAAGGTCTCATCCTTCACCCACGTCGTACGAGAGTTGAGTTTACGAAGATTATACTTACTAGGCATCTTGCTGCCTCCCAAGGAAAAAAACAAAACGCATTCGTTTTTTGACCCTGTATAGTAATGAGTGAGCTCTCGGCCGTCAAGGAAATCGCGGACAAGCAGATCGAAATCCTCGCCGCCCGCGAGGCTGAACTACCGGTCGTCAAGACAAGTACCAAACTCGTCGAAGCCTTTCTCAAATCAAATCGCACGATGTGCTACGGCGGCTCCGCGATCAATAACCTCTTGCCGGAATCCGATCGGTTCTATGGTCCGACGGAGATCCCTGACTACGACTTCTTCAGCGAGACACCTCAGGAGCACGGTGTTGAGCTCGCGGACACGCTAGCCAAGGCGGGAATTGAGAGCGTGGAAGTGAAGCCGGGTGTTCACCTGGGAACATACAAGGTCTTTGCCGACTATCGCGGCGTAGCTGACATCACCTTCATTGCGCCGAACGTGTTTGAGAATCTGTGGAAGGACAAGATCACGCGCAACGGTATCCACTATGTCCACCCCAACTTCCTTCGCATGTCCATGTATCTCGAACTCTCGCGCCCCGAGGGCGACGTGTCTCGATGGGAGAAGGTCTATACTCGCCTGATGCTCCTGAACAAGCACTATCCGATCCTGTGTAAGCACGATCCCAAACCGCTGGAAGAGTTGTCCGCTGAACGGAAGACGGAGGCGATTGCGATGCTGAAGAATCACCCGATTGTTCTCCTGGGGTTCTCGGCTGTGTCGCGGCTGGAGAAGAAGGCGCACTGGTACACTCCCCTAACCTTACTGGCCGAGAAGGAGGAGATCGACAAGCACACCAAGGGAAAGAACATTGTTTCGCACGAGGGCACGGAGCTTGTTCCTCCTCGGACGGACGTCCTTGATGCGGACGGTGCGATTATCTATCAGTTCTATGAGACACAGGCCTGCCATAGCTACCACACGACCGGAGATGGGATCAAGGTCGGGAGTATTCCGACGCTATTGTCCTTCTTCTTGGCACTGGTCTATTCGGGCGAGTCGTCGGATGGTGAAACTCGTTTGGTCTGTGTTGCGCAGCGTCTAGTGGAGTTGGCCGCCGACAAGCCGGCCCGCCGCTTCGCTCTCTTGACCCCGGCAGAGTGCCTTGGACAACAGATGGAGTTGATCGATTTGCGTCGTCAGCGTGTTGAGTTGCATGCGAAGTTCGGGAAGAACAAGTCCTCTCCCGATTTTGTTCAGTACTTTTTCACATATAATCCGAAGGCATCGAAGACCGAGCGTGCCAAGACGCGCGAGTTGCTCAAGAAGACAAAGAAGGCCCGACTGAGTGTAAAGTAGTGAGCGATTACGGGCGTACAGGGATCGTGCTGTTCGACAGCGTGCCACCCGGGGGCAGGAAGTTGATCGCGTTGCCCTGGACAGCCGCACACTCGCGCAGGCCCTTCTGAACCTGCACAAGGAAATCATAGCTATTTTGAATACCCTTCGACTGGTAGGCATTCACGCCAGAATACTTAGAGTTCAGCTGATTGTTCGTCATGTACATCAGACGGAGCTTCGTCTGTGTAATAACATCCGAGGCGTCGCGGATGCGCATACCCTGCAAGCCGCCAACCGAGGTACCATTCTGTGATCCGGAACTCATTTACTACCCACTCATATTTTTATCGTCCAGTGTACCAAGTCGAATCAAGGTACTGCCCTGACGCGGGCGCGACAACCAAGGACGATGGGGGCGCGGCCATCGCATGCGCCGAGACCTCAATCGCCGACAGAGCGCGCGAGTAGTATGTGAGCCCACCGATCTGACCGTCGAATCCGTTATTCGATCCGATCGTTGTTGCCGTGTCCGACTGCTTGGGCAGCTGAGTTAAGGTGTGATGCTGGCGCAGCGTGCCGTTGATGTAGATGTCTACCGTGTACTGCGTGACCACGATGGCGAAATGCACCCACTTCTGAGCCGGAATGTTGGAGATCAACACCGACTCTGTAGCTCCGTATGTTTCGACCATGACCAGAATCGAATTGGACGTCGTGTCGAGATACAGACCCGGGCAATCGCCGTGGCTGAAGATCGGGCGGCGGGTCCCGAATCCGTAGGTGAAATCATTGACATCAAACCAGCCCTCGAAGGTGAAGGTCGCGCCCTCGGCCTGATTGAAGGAACGAGGCAGCGACGCGTTGGATGTGGTGGACACCTTACCACTCTGCGTGGCCGTCTGAATCTGAACCGACGAAGGATCCATGGTTGTGGACGAGAACCATGCGATACCGCCAAGCATAAGGAGGCCGGCTCCTGCAAGTGCAACAACTTCCATTGTCCTTTACTTAGAAACAAACCCCCTCGAGGTGAGACGCAGACCCACCGTCTTCGGTTCGGCTTTCTTCGCTGGCGTTGCCGGCATGAGAAGGATCTTCACCCATTCCTCGTACGTATGTTTCTGCTGGTAATCGATCGCTCGTGCATCGACCGTCCGCCCTCCGATATTGTAGTTATAATGAATACGGCTCGGATCACTCTGTGTCTCCGTGCGCAGAAAGCCCGTCTTTGCAATATCGATCGTCCACTTCAGATCTTCCCCACGTGTGGCGTCTTCGAAATTCACCAGCTTGGCGATGTTTGCCAGCATCGGGTTGAGATGATTGGGCGGGCGCACGAAGACACCATCGACGTACATTCGACCACTCAACGGATTCGAAATACTGTGCGTGAAGGTATGAATCCCCATCTGACCACGAATGCGCATCACATCGTGCTTGGCGTTGAAACAGGTGAGAAAGTCCTCAAAGTAGGCATCGTTAACCATGTCGTCGTCGTCGATGAAGGCCGTGTACTTTCCCTTCGCGGCCTCGAGAAGATTGCGGCGTTTCAGCCCGACACTCATCTGACGATTATCCAGGGCCTCCAAGATCTCGAGGCGCAGACCGGGACACAGACGGGCAAACTGCTCACGAAGGGTGGCCTTCAAGCGTTCGCACTGGGGACGCCGCTCTACCAAGGTAGGAATCAGAATCGACAGATCGTACTCATAGTTCTTCCGCGAAATGTAGGTCCGAAGATCTTCTTCGAGGTACTTGTGATTGCGCATGTACAAGCTGTCAAAGGCAACCGCGTGGCCCAGCAAGGGGTGCTTGTGGCGAATGATACAGGTATCGCTATAGACCGTCTTATCGCGATACGTTGTCTTACATAAATCTGTCAATTCCGTATCGCAATAGAAGCTCTTGTACGCGGGATGATACATACACCCCAGGCGCTCATACATGACCCGTCCATAGATCGACAGCGTGTTCAGTCGATATCCCTGGAATCCGTCGTTGAACCAGACAATACAATCGAGATCCGGTCGAGCCGCCTGTCGAATGTAGTTGTCGTAGCCGCGCACCTCGGGAATCATGTCGTCCGAAACGAGGACAACGAGATCCCAGGGATAGTCAACCTTATCGATGTCCGCATTACAGGCCTCAATCTTTGTCGCGCTGCCGCCGTAATACAACGAGTTCCATGCGAAGCGAGACATCACTTGGAACAGTTGTTGTTGAATATCGCTGCCCGTCATGGTTGTGTCATCCACATCGCAGGAGACAACCACACCCATCAAGTCCAGACGTGCGGCCATATCGGCATACCGTCGGAGGGTGGCGATCAACTGCTGCGGTCGTGAACGACTCGGGCATTTGAGAAGAATCTTCATTACTAGTTGGAAGAATCGAATTAAGACGATCCGCCCGAATTCGAGACGTCAAAGACGGTCTTGCCCTTGCTATCCTTCACGCCAAAGATGAACGTGTATCCGAACAGCGTGAGGTTATTGAGCTGCGAAGATACCGACGACGAACCACCGCCCGAGCATACCGTACCAGCCGTGTAGAAGGCGGCAGCATCGGCGGGCATCAGCTGCTTGGACGTCGCGTGAACCGTGCATACCGACCCGGAGAACCCACCCCCACCACCGATCGTGAGATTCCCGTTCGCGGGCTTGGGAATACCAGCCAGAACAGCCGACTTGACCAGACGACCGTTGATGTAGACATCGACATTGCGCTGGAAGATCGTCACGGACACCGCGAACCACGACTGAAGGGGCACGTTCTCAACTGCCACCACCTGTGATTCTCCGTGTCCCGTATTTGTCGTTTCCGTATTGGAACCGTTCGAGTGCACGCTGATTTCAATATCGAGCGTGTTATCCGTGGGATGCAGGCTAATACCCGGGGCAACGATGCCCGGGTTCGTGGGATCCGAGATATCAAGGACCATCTTCTTCTGCCCGAACCGGTAGTCCCAGTCCTTGATGTACATCCAAAACTGCACGCTGGTTGTTGTTCCGCTCACACCCGAGGGAGTCGTGGTTCCCGACTTACCGTCAACCTCCGTCGGGGCCGCATCTGTCGCCATCGCTGCACCCACCGATGTACCCGTGTAGCGAGACACGACGATAACAAGTGCGAAGATGACGGCGACGATAAATAGGGCACCAAGTATACTCGCGAATGACCACGAGGGTTTGGATTCAGGGGCGTCCATTATTTATGCTTTACAAGGGAAAGGTATTCAAGTATCAATGGAAAAACGAACCCCCTTTCCACCACGAAACCAGGTAGCAATGTTCTGCAATAATTGCGGAGAGAAGGGCCATATGTTTAAGTTCTGCACGGATCCTGTACTTTCATGCGGCATTGTCCTGGTCAATCAGGCCAGCCTGCCGGTGGACCCCCATTCTGTACGCGTACTGATGATACGCAGAAAGGACAGCATGAGCTTTGCGGAGTTCATGCGGGGAAAGTACGATCCTGCGAACCGGGAATACGTGGGTCTGTTGTTTGCGAACATGACCCTCCAGGAACAGACGGCCGTTGTATGTGAACCCTTCGACAATCTGTGGCGTCAGCTGTGGGGCGATGATCATTCATCCCCCGAATATCTCGCGTCCAAGGAGCGATTCGGTCAGGTTGATCGTGATGCGATGATGCGTGCGCATCTGTCTCCGTTCAAGGAGCCCGAGTGGGGGTTTCCCAAGGGCCGGCGCGTTCGGTGCGAGTCGGACATCGAGTGTGCGGTCCGCGAATTCAACGAGGAGACGAACATTCCTCGTGAGGCCTATACCCTACTGAATGGGATCAAGTTGGAGGAGACCTTCGTGGGCCTGAACAATATACGATATCGGCACATATACTTCGTAGCCTTGCTAACCAAACCCGAGCTTGTGAATGTAGGCCAGAAGATGACCTTCATGCAGCGGCGTGAGATTTCGGGTATTGGGTGGAAGACGTTCGAGGACTGTCGCGGCTACGTGCGTCCCCACCACGTGGAGCGCACGAACATGGTCGAGATGTTGGAGAATATCGTCAAGACGTATGAGAGCACGCTGTGATACCGAGGGCTGTCAACAGCGCCGTTTGGGTTCCGAACACATAGTGGAAGATCTCGCCAACGATCACCCAGAACAGAAAGTGGACAAAGACATTTCCTCCAAACTCCCAGGCCGTATACATCGCAAGTAGGAAGGTTAGACTTGTGTCGGCCACGGCGAGGCCCATGAATCGAAGTGAATGTGCACCTGTCCCTGGCTCTCCAAATATGTTTTTGTATTAAGCGAACCGAAAACGTGCGAGGTAGACTGTCATGCAGTAGGCCAGAACACTCAAGACGAAGACCCACCACCATACAGGAAAGACAGTCGCCTCACGATCCTCTGTCCCGAACGGACGAATCCGCCCCTCACGCCCAAAGGCGACGGACGGTTTTACATAGAGGAAGCCGGCCATCAAAAACAAATAGATGGACACCATCCAGATGCGATGATTTTTGCGTGTGAGTGGCTCCATTACTTACGGTAGCGACGAGTTTTGCGCTGATGACGACGGCGGCGCGTGTGCTTGCGACGGCGACCCAGTCCATGTGTGGGGCCATACTTTGCCTCCACCTCGTTAACAAACATCGCCTGCTGCCCCTTCGCGAACGAGATCGTTATTCCAGTCTCATCTGTCGTGAGGCGCCCGCTTCCCGGGTTTCCCGACGTGCCCGTGTAGTTCACCCTCGAACCCTCTACGCTCGTAATCGTGATGGGATCCTTTTCAATCTTCGAACCCGTCAGGTTCCCGCGGTACAAGGCGGCACCCGGCTTTACATCCACAGCCATCGCATAACGAAATCCAGGCTCCATTTGTTAGGTATCGCGATAATTTCAACCCAGCACAAGATAATGAGCTTTGTTCTCCCGAACCGCAAAGCGTTCGCGGACTACATTACTCGTATATTTTTGAAATACCGCAAGGATGATAGCAATCCTCTTGATGCCGAAGACAAGGATGTCGATCTGTGCGAGAAGCAGTCGAATGCCCGTGAGCTGTTTCCCTACCAGAAGCTGATTCGCGACTACCTGATGATCGAGACGCCTTACCGCGGCATTCTCCTGTATCACGGTCTGGGATCCGGTAAGACCTGCACCTCGATTGCCGTAGCAGAGTCGCTCATGAGCTACAAGAAGGTCTGGGTGCTGACACCTGCCTCGCTGCAAAAGAACTACCGATCCGAACTCCGGAAGTGTGGCGATCCTATCTACGCCTTCGAGCAGCACTGGCGTGAGAAGAACCTGAACGACCAGTCGCGGGCCGAGGCGAAGACTCTGAGTATCTCTGATGGGTTCTTGGATCGTACCGGCAAGTTCTTTGTCACCGTGGCGGGCGAGAACCCGAACTTCAAGGATCTCCCGAAGACGGCGCAGGATATCATCAGGGCTCAGATCGAGGATATCATCGGCCAGCGCTTCAACTTTATCAACTACAACGGTCTGAGCTCCAAGAACATCGACAAGTTCGTTCAGAAACCGGATGAGAACGGACACTTCCCGGAGAATCCCTTCAACAACTCTGTCGTGATCATCGACGAGGTCCACAATCTGATCTCGCGTATCGTGAATTCGTCCGAGATCTCTCGTCGCGTCTATGATGCAGTGTACACGGCGACAGACTGCAAGATCGTGGGTCTGTCCGGCACACCCGTCATCAATCGCCCCAACGAGATTGCCTTCTTGATGAATCTTCTGCGGGGTCCGATCGAGCGCATCACGATTCCGTTCGCCAAGGCGACGGCGTGGGATGAGGAGAAGATGAAGATGGCGTTCAAGGCTCTGCCAGATGTCGACACGATCGAGTTCAATGCCGTGAAGAAGTACGTTCTTCTGACTCGCAATCCTCCTCACTTTCAGTCTGTGTACAACGAGGCCGGCGACCGCGTAGCTGTGCGCTACATGAAGGACATTCCCTTCGTACCCCTGGCCATGGACTGGGTGCAGACCTGGGCGACCAAGATGACGGCTGAGATTGGCGCGGATATCGCGGTGGATCGGGTAGCTACAGAAAATCTGGAGTGTCTGCCGACCAAGTACGAGGAGTTTGCGAATCTGTTTCTGGATGGTCTCAACATCAAGAACGCTCTGTTGTTTGGTAAGCGCATTCAGGGTCTGGTATCGTACTTCAAGGGCGCCGACGAGCGTCTGATTCCGAAGCGGGTCGATGACGACAAGATGCTGGAAAAGGTTCCGATGAGCCCCGAGCAGTTCGTGCAGTACTTGGATGTCCGCTTCGCCGAGATCAAGGCCGATGCGAAGAAGGCACTGAGTATGAACGACGACGGCGGATCCTACCGCGTGATCTCTCGTCTGGCCTGCAACTTCGCGGTGCCCCCTGAGCTGAAGGTGTTGACCAAGACTGTGATGAAGGAATACAAGGACGTCGTCAAAGAAACTGATGTGCCCGACAAACCGGAGATCCTTGCGGCTCTGAAGGCGAATCCAGCCAAGTATCTGTCCGCCAAGGCTCTGGAGCAGTACAGTCCCAAGCTGCTCAAGATGCTGATCAACATCGAGGAGACACGCAAGAGTGGCGGCGATGTCTGGCCGAATCAGTTCATCTACTCGCAGTACCGTCAGCTGGAAGGTCTCGGTGTCTTTTCGGCCGTTCTCGATGCGAATGGATGGCAGCCGTACAAGATCACAAACAAGAACGGTCAGTGGCAGGAAGACGAGATGGACGATAAGCCTGCCTACGCCTTCTTCTCCGGCGAAGAGCCCGAGGATTTGCGTGAGATGATGCGTCAGATTCTGAACAATCGCTACGAGGACACCTTTCCTCCTAGCCTGAAGACGAGCATCGAAAAGCGGGGCAAGAAGCTGCTGTGTATGCTGATGGCGACTTCGTCGGGTGCTGAGGGCATCACGCTGGCCAACGTTCGCCACGTTCACATTATGGAGCCACACTGGACTCCGGCGCGACACGATCAGGTTATCGGTCGTGCGATCCGTATCTGCTCTCACGCGACACTGCCGATGTCTGAACGCACCGTGCGTATCAGTTTCTATCTGTCCGTTATCTCGCCCACTCAGGCCAAGGGTGCCGATGGCCCGAACGTTGTCGCCGTGCGTAAGTCCGATATGGAGGTCAAGCGCTATGAGGGTGATCCGCCTGTGGAAACGTTTATGTCCACAGATGAATACCTGTACGAGAAGGTGTATGAGAAGGCCAAGGTGAATCAGCGTATTTCGGTCTTATTGAAGCAGGCGGCCGTGGACTGCGAAGTCCATCGCAAGCTTCACTCTCGAGAGAAGCCGCAGATCTCGTGTATGCGTTTCGACACGACGGCGACCGGAGAGGACCTGGCCTTCAAGCCGAACATCAAGACGGATGATTTGGATGAAACGTACTTGCGCAACATGACGCGGAAGAAGCGCCGACTGCAGAAGTTGAAGATCAAGGGGATCGTCTACCTGATGGATCCCGACTCCAAGGAGATCTTTGACGGGGAGGCGTTTGAGGACAATAACCGCCTCATGCGGATTGGAACGAAGATATCGGAGACGCAGATTAAGTACTGGCTGTCGTGAGATCATTGAGCAGCCCCGCACAGACGTCGGCCCAGGTCTTGAACTTGATATCCTTGATTGCCGCGCGCATCGAGGAGTAGTTCATCAGCGTAGACTCCATCGCATCAGCCACGTCAGCCGGATCAAAGGTCGGCGACGTGAATCCAAGCGGCATGCCCGCGGCCTGGTAGACAAGCGGGCCCGGCCGAATGTAGGTCGCCACGCTCGTGGGCAGGAAGGTCTTGTACGAGCCGACATCCGTGACAATCTGAGGAGATCCGGTGTACAGGTGCTCCAGCTGACAGAGACCGAACCCCTCACCGTCCGAGGTATTGATACCGATGTCGCAGACGTTGTACAGCTGGTTGATACCCGTATCATTGAGCATCGTCGGAGGCGCCGTATCCACGGTTGCCAGGCGCTTGGCGTAGACATTGAGATCGAGGCCGTTGCGCGCAAGCTGGTCCTCGAAGATGCGGCGAACATCGTAGTGCGCGCCCTTGTTGGGATCAAGAGCCGTAACCATCAGCAGCCACAGAGGCTTGTCGGGGAACCGCTTGAGAAGCCGCACAAAGCCCATGATCGTGAGATCCTGGCGCTTACGCTGGCTGTTGCGATTCGCATTCAGGAACACGACAGCCTCGACTGGCAGACCCAGGGTCTTGCGAATGTTTGCCCGCTCTGTCATGGGCATGTTCGTAAAGATCGTCGAATCAACGGCGTGCTCGATCACCTTCGGGACCACCGATACCGAGGGATACTCCGTAAAGATCCGGGCCCAATCCTCCGTGAAACAATACACCTGATCGGCCGCCTTGTTGATCTCATCGATGAGAGGCTGGGCGATGCCCGTGTAGACCTGATCCACGTAGAACCACAGCTTGTAGGGCGACTTGCCCTTCTCGTACTTCATGGCTGCGATGAAGCGCGCGATGATCAGAGGATCGTTGTAGATCATGACGACGTCGGGGCCCACCATGTCGAGGTACTCGTGAATCTTGTTGAAGCCAAAGCCCTCCTCCTTCGGATCCTCGTTGGCCGCCGCATCGTAGGCCGAAATACCCTCGGGAACCGTGCGGATATTCTTGCGCTCGGGATGGCGCTGAAATCCAAAGTGAAAGGTCTTCACCTTCGGCGCGAGCGTCGCGACCTGCGTCAGCAGGTTATGAACAACCTTCGAGTATCCCGTCGTCTGATCAACGTGGGTGCTCACGAGAACGAACCTCATTTGAGTGTATTCTCTCCCCACTGTATAAATAGGATGCAGGTCAACTCCGCGCAGGATTATCTGACCGCACAGAAGCGTCGTATCGTGGCTGCAAGTTTTGCGACGAACCCGCCGCCTCGTCAGCGCAAGTACAACTACGTCTATCTGTCGGTTCTCGCCAACAAGGCGACGCAGTACAACGCCGTCGCCTACCCCCAGAATCTCAGCCTTGCGGCCGGCTCGGTTCCCGGAGGTGTGTATCAGTCGACGGGCGCAGTGATCGCGAACAGGAGCCAGGGCAACCGTCCGACGGTGAGCGACTGTGTCAATTGTCCCACCGTAGCCGTCAACAATGCTCCTGCTGGATCTTTGGTCTAAACAATCAATGTGCGTAAATACAAATGCCTGGTGGCTTAATGCAACTGACCCAGGTGGGGGCGCAGAACCAACTGATCAATGGGAATCCATCGATGACCCATTTCAGAGCTGTGTATCGTCGCCATACGAATTTTGCCATGGAGGCGGTTCGCATGTCGTTTTCCTCGTCAAACCTCGATTTGAATGCAACGCAGACACGGACGCTCAGCTGCCGTATTGATCGGTATGCCCAGCTCCTGCACGACACCTACCTGGTCATCACCCTCCCCGATATCTGGTCGCCGATGGTGTCGATTGCGGGCACATTGCCACCCGCGGGGTATGATGCTCGGTGCACGGCCATTGGCTACGAGTTTCAGTGGATCAAGAACATCGGCTACAACATGATCGATCGCATTGACCTTGTTGCAAATAGTGTCGTGATCCAGTCGCTCACGGGAGAGTGGCTCAAGCTGTATTCGTACATGACACACGACTCCGCCAAGCGGGCCGTTGTTGATCAGATGGTGGGTAATGTTCCCGCGATGTATGATCCGGCGAACGCGTACGATCGCGTCAATCAGTACCCTCACGCCGTAGCACCCACGTCGCTTCCGGCTACCATGCCGTTCACGACGACACCCGAGCCCTCGATTCGTTCGCGTCAGCTTGTGATCCCCCTTCATTTCTGGTTCTCGGAGAATCCTGGACTGGCCCTGCCGCTGGTATCGATGCAGAACTCGGAAACCTACATCAATGTCGTTCTTCGACCTCTTAACCAGCTGTACACCATCATCGACGTGAAGCCGAACTCGACCTCGGTAGCGATCAGCTCCATCACGACCTCGGGAACGTATGCGACATTCACAACTGCCGCTGCTCACACCTTCACTGCGGGCAGCACCGTGAGTATTTCGGGATTGACGGGAGGTGCTCTTCTACTCAACGGATCGTACACGATTCTCGCTACACCGGCTGTGACGTCCACTACCTTTTCTGTCACGTCTACGGTGTCGGCCACAGGGACGTTTGCGGGTACAGCGACGTCGGGGGTTAACCCGACCTACGGTCAGCGCATTCAGCCCACAGGTTCGTACCCGATCGGACTGTTTCTGAGCCCACCCACGGTTGCGGGCGCGCCGAGCAATCCAGCACTCACCAACTTCTACGCGGATCCCTACCTGGAAGGCAATTTCATCTACTTGACCGATATGGAGATGAATCAACTTGCGTCTGCCGATCAGACGTTTTTGGTCAAGCAGATCCGGCGCGTGGTCAAGGAAGGACAGTTTGGTGCGAACTCGGATCTGGAGATTCCCATGTTCAATATGGTCACGCGTGTTGTCTTCACGGCCCAGCGGTCGGACAGCATTCTGAGCAATGAGTGGGATAACTACACAAACTGGAGCGATCCGGCGCGGGCTCCGTTTTCCGGAATCACAACCGCGGTTGGAGACATCCTGTACTCATCGGGGCAGAACCAGTTGACGTCCATCTATCCTCGCGATGCGGTTGTGAACGGACAGCTGCTCTTCGATGGCAACGAGCGGTTCAAGCAGAAGCCAGCCTCGTACTTTTCCCTTCTGCAGCAGTACAAGCACACCACAGGAGCACAGCCATCGACGCTGCCCGGCGTGTACATGTACTCGTTCGCCCTCAACAATGACCAGTACCAGCCGAGCGGTGCAGCGAATGGGTCGATGTACAATAAGGTTATCCTGCGCGTCACGCTCCAGCAGCCATTGCCCAGTGCGGTCGGTTCGGCTGCACAGACGGCTGTCTGTATTCTCAAGTCGACGGCCTTCAGCCAGAATCCCGTGGTCATTCCGCCTGGAGACCTGCTTCCTCAGGCGAATGGACAGTATCTCTACACGCCGGATCAGGTGTTAACGGTGATTCAGACGGTGCAGAATAACAATATCATCTTCACCTACACCTACAACGTCAACGTCTACGTCGAGTCGATTAACTATCTGCGTATCGTGAGCGGACTTGCAAATCTCGTGTTTGCTTCTTAACAATGGGGGATATCACGCTCACAAAGGCGGAGTACGTGGTGGCTGACCAGACGATCGATGTTCTGTCCATCCTCACGGAGATCCAAACGAAAAACTATGGAGCCATCGACCTTCCGATTGCAACGCTTGATTCTCGACTGCGGAAGGATAATCGCATCGTCGCCAAGGCCGATGCCGATGCCCTGAAGTTAACGCCACCCAAGCTGTCCGTCGACTATTTGGATGAAACCGGTGCCTATCACCACGTGGAAACCGCGATCACGGAGACGCTGAAATTAGGAGAACGGTCGTCGTTTGGACAGTTTGTCCAGAAACCCGGCGAGCTGCTCTGGAATCTCGCTCTGGTAGCCGCCAAGGGTCAGTTTCTCTTTGTGTTCGTCTTTGCCTGGGCGATTGTGGTCTTGTGGTCGTACAAGCAGTTTCAGTTCCTGGAAATAGCCTTTGATCCGAACTCCAGTCCTCCCGGCATCGTGAGCCGCCTGCCCGCGGACGGATATCCTGCTGAGACGTATGGTCTGATTGGACGGTGGGTCTTGGTTGGACTGTGGTATCTCTTCTACGTCATGCAGATCCCCTCCAAGCCTCTTGGTGTCATGTTCGGCGCTACCGAGCCGCCCTATGGATGGCTCACCAAGGTCGTCATGTCTCTGGCCTCTGCCCTGGCGCCCGTAGCGGGGTTCTTCTTTCAATTTGTGATTTGGTTCACGGCTGTACAGTCTATTCCCTCGGTATAACAATGATCGAGCTACCCTGGCTTGTTGCCGGACTCTTGACTGGCTTGGTCTTAGGCACCGTGTTCGTTCCTCCTACGCGAAAGACAGCGGGCGTCCCGAAGCCGGGTGATCCGGAGGTCTTTCACACAGAAACGGGATGTGTCCGCTTTGAGGCTACCGAGGTTCCGTGCACGGCCGAACCCGATTCACTGAATCTCCTCGCATCTCAGAAGTAATGAAGGTGCCGATCACCAACGTCCTCCATCGTGGAGCTCCCTTCTTTTCCTTCATCATCGGAATGGGACTCGCCGTTCTCATCTTTCATCGCAATTACGGGGTCATGAAGACACTGGCCGTTCCCGTCGACGAAGCAACAAGCCGGACCGTGAAGGTCGATGGAAAGTGCTATCGCTACCGCGTGGAAGATGCCGAATGTGAAATCCCGTCTTCCTCATAAACAATGGAAGGTTCGACATCTCTGGACGCCCTTCTTCCGAGCCCGCAGGGACCCCAGTCGGCCCCGCCTGTCTACCCTGAATCGGCGACACCGTCTCCGAGCACGACGGGCTTTGCGCCGACGTTCAAGCCGACGCTGCCCCAGATGGGATTCATGTTCCGCAATCTCCAGCTGTACGTGTCGTTCTTTGTCGCGACCTTTGTGCTCTCGCTCGCTACGCCGCGTAATCTGATGCTGCAGTACATTCCGTCGGCCTACACCTCGAATGGCGTCGTGAGCTACCAGGGTGCCGCGGCTCTGGGTGCGGCCTCGGTGGTGCTGGCCCACTTCGTCAACGTCGTTTTTTCGAGCTTTCTCGGTTAATGCCTAGATATACAATGCAGTGTCCGCCTGCGTGGGTCTATCCCCGCATCCTGCTCGGCGCTGGTAATCAACTGACTCCCTTCTTCACAGCGAAATACAAGATAACCCACGTGGTCAATTGCGCATTTGCCAATGATTGTCCAGAGTGGTGGCGGAAGAGACATCCGGGAAACTATGCCGAGCTGCACGCGATCGATTCGATGGCTGTGCGAATCCTTGACTGGTACCCGGAGTTTGAGAACTGGATGAAGCTGTTCCTGCGCTCGACTACCGGAACGGTGTACGTTCACTGCAAGGCTGGCGTCAACCGCTCAGCGTTCTTGGTGATGACCTTCGTCTGCAAGAACTCGGGTATCGATTTTCGGACGTTGCTGTCGGCCGTGCGTCGGCAGCGACCCATTGTATGCGACAATTCTGCTTTCATGAAACAAGTGGAAGACGAACTATATGGACGTGTTCAAGGTGAGAAAGACACGAGAGAC